GGGACGGGGGTTTTGAGGTCCACGACTCCGGTCGGCATTGTCTTGATCTTACGCTTAGTTTTTTCACCCCGGCCTGTTGTCTCGGCCAGCAACATGGTGTTGAAGTAGCGGGGTAGGATAGGGCCGAGTGCCTTGCCGACTGCGTTGGCGAAACCTTTAGTGACCCCTGCGTCAGACTCTTGATAGTTGATATGGCTGATGACGATAGCGCTCATCTTGAACTCGTCGCCGGTTATCAGCGCGATAGCATCCTCGACCGCGCCTTGGGCGACACCGAATATCTGCCGCTTGTCTTTCGCAGTTGGGTTTAGGTTGTTGGCCCATGCGAAGGCAGCACGGGAAAATGCTGATAGGCTGTCGAGGACGAAGATACATTTGTCATCTTCATGCTCTGACCAGTCCGTCATAACGTCCATAGCCTTGACGAAGGCTTGCGGTGTACCGTCAATCTTCGGGCCGGACTTTGTGCTTTTATATTTGTCGCGGATAGTCTCGTAAGTTACATTGGAAAGATCGAGGTCTTCCTGTCTTGCGTATGCCACGAAGCTATCCAACCCGTTATCCATATCGAGGATGCGGAAGGAGTAACCTGCGGCTAGTAGGGAGACGAGGCTGCCCGTCTTGCCGGAGCTGCTATCCCCTATGTATAGGATTTTTGTGTAGCGAGACGACTGATGGTTATCTAAGGTTGGCATCTTTTGACTCCAGTTGTAGGTAAAGGTATGACTCGTTTTTTATGTCCTGCTTAATTTGCGCGGTGATTTTATACTCAGCTTCGATAAGCTGTTTGATCTTTCCCTCCAGCGCAGGGGAGGGCGGTGATATACGAAGGGTTAATTCACGGTGCATCATCTTGACTCCAGTGGGTCCCACCGAGGTTGCTTCTCAAAGTCTGCCTTTAAGAATTGCTCCCGCACGGAAGGGCTTCGGCTGCATATATGGCGGAACTCACAGCCGCCGTAGTTACCACAACTCGCTGTGTTTTTTGGGAAAAAGTTTTCCCGTGTTGCATGGCGCGCAGCCTCAACGTGATACATAGCATCGTCATACCACTCGTTTAGGGAGCCGCTATCACGGTAAGAAAAGCCGCGCTCGAAGCGGGTAAAGCCGACTGCTATTTGCGCCCCGTCGATCATTACACCTGCAACCGGGATGCCGAACAACGCTTTACCTGCGAATGTATACATGGACATTTGAGTGTCGGGGTTGAACTGGTTAAAGAAGCGCTGGGTGATTGTCGTGCCGGTAGTCTTTTGATCTTGGACGTAAGTCTTGCCGCCGAACTCAACGAGCCTATCTATATGGCCGGAGAATATGACGCCGTTGTCAACGTCTAGCTGGAAGCTGTGTTCCACACCAGCGGCACCGTCGGCCATGATAACCGTCTGGCAGGTATCGTCTTCACCGAACTGGTCGAGGTACCATACGATAGTGCGGATGAGGTTGGCACGGGTCTTTGCGTTGTGCTCGGACTCCCACGGGTGGCCGGTGCCTGGGATGGGATCGCCAGCGTCGTCAGCCTCATACTCCCAAGTCTCGATCATTACTTCAGCGATGACTTCATGCACAGCATCTTCCGGCGGCATACCCTGCGCAACATAGTTGTGGTATGACTCCAGCGCTGATGCGTACCATCCACCGAAGAGGAGATGGACTGACTTGCGCCGTGGCTGCCAGCCTTCAATATGTTTGTAGAAATAATAGCGGAGGCATTTCTCAACGGACTTGATAGAAGTTGAATCCCAACCGAATTGTATACCGTCTGCGTCAAATGATTTAAGCATTAGGTGACTCCTATATACTGATTTTAATTCCAGCTTTATCGACCCTAGCGGCCAGTGCGTCGGTGGCTTTCTGTTTCGCGGTGAGCGGCTTCGTGCTACCGGCCCGGACGTTGCCCAGGTTGAACGCCTTACGGCTTTCGCGAAACTTTGCTACGATGACGCCAATGTCCTGCTTGGATAGGGATAGTGGATCACGTGCGAAAAGTTCTGTGATGTCTGTCATATGCTTATATCTACCTCTGCTAGTGGTGTGTTGCCTTCCATGCTGTCAACATACCGGCTGATGATTGTGCGGATGAGGGAAGCAGCGGGTAGGTCAGGGAAGAAATCCCGTAGCTTCTCCACGTCACCGGCGCGTAAGTTTAATGTATGTTTTTGTAGTATATCACTCTTCGCCATTGCCCTGCTCCTTATTAACTATCCATAGGTCTGCCCGGTTCATGGGGCTGATGATAAACGATAGCTGATCGAACTCTCCATCATACTCGCGGCGCACAGCGTATAGCTTCTGCCGCAGCAGCTCTGGGTTGGTGGTCTCAACGCAAATACCTATCTCGGAATTATTTGCGGAGTAGAGTAATTCGAGCAGCTCTTCCTTCACAGGATGATCTCAATCGTCGGCTTGATTACGGAAAAGAAACTGACGATGCCAGCGGTGTAGTCGCCGCCTTGTGCAATGTGCCTGAATATGGCGGCGTTTTCTCCGCGAGGGATGAAGCCGATATGATGCTCGTTGAGTAACACGCGCACAGCATGGGCGTCATATTCATTATCAGGGTCGGCTTCCAGCTCCACGGTGTCGCCTACCACAGCGGTTCGTAATTGTTCGCGGTCAGCGGAAGTGCGGAATGATGCGCCTACAAGGGTGAATGTAATTTTCATGGTGGGATCTCCTAGTGGTAAAAATCCCCTGCCGCCGGAGTCACCTAGCAGCAGGGGATCGAGCGAAATAGGGCGTTAAGCAACTAACCCTATCTGCTCTATACGGTTACGCTGCCAAGAGCTTCCTGCATCTTCTGTGCGCGGGACTGGCGAGCATCGACTGCTTCGCGGGCAGCTTCCATGACCTCGGGGATCGCAGAGATACGATCGACTTCGGCTTCGATCTTCTCGGCCCAATCTTCGTCGGATACATCGTCCGGCGAGACGGTAAGTTTGCGGCCGGTTTCTGCGAGGTGGTTCTTGAGGAGTTCGCGAGCCTGCTTGCGAGCTTCCTTTTCGACCGGGTCCAACTTGGCGGAACCACGAGCGGCAGCTGCGGTGAATTCATAGACGCTATCAATCTCGGCAACGGCTTTTGTCAGTGCGTTTTCGAGCTTCTTAGCGCCCCATTCTTCGGTCGCTGCTGTTTCTTTCAGCTCCTTCAGCGTGGTACGAATATTGTTGCCGATGTTCTCGGACCGGGATTGGTTGAGGACGCGGGCTTCAATATCTGTGATAGCGTGGCCAGCTTCATACGGCTGCGAAACGCTATAAGTGTCACCGTCGATTACTTTGGATTTGGCTTCAGTCATTATATAACTCCTAGGTAGGTATTGGCGGATTGCCATTGCCGACACTACGCGTGATTGTGCAAATTGTCAATTTGTTTTTCGAGGGATGGGCCATATCGCCGACAACGGATGCGGTATGGCTCTATGCTGCGCACGTTGTTTCTCCTTTTGTAATTCCTTTAATGAGTTTCCCCGTAAAAAAGTCTTACACTTATAACATTTGCGTGCGTTATTGCTGTAAACGGCGTGCTTATGCCAGTGTGCTATTACACACCATAAAGTTTTCCACCTGTTCATGCTGCGTACCCGTCGAGGTTGATATAAACTAAACTTGTCTTAGCGCGGGTTTGAATTACATACCTCACGTTAGGGTCCTGGCCCTCGCTCCCTATTATCGAACTGTTGAGGAAGTAGACTGTGTCGAACTCGAGGCCCTTGGATTTATGGCCGGTTAGGAGTTTTAACGGGGCATGTAATTCCGCTAGATGCCTTGCGTAGTGGAGCATGTCGCCTAACTGTTCGCCCTGTGTGGCGAATATCCTCATGCAGTCGGCACGGTCTTCTAGGGAAGCGTGGATATGGCGCTTCGATTTATCCTTCTCTTTCGCCAGCCAGCCATCTATCTTATCGAGAACGTCTTGGCGCGATAGCTTCGCGTCGCCGAATTTGCTCATGATCTTCGTAATCATCGTGACTATATCCTTGCCGCCGAGTTCTGCGGGGCGACCGGCTTTTAGCAGCTTGATGGCGAGGGAGAACAACGGCGCGTTATTGCGGCATATGACTGCAGCATCTTCCGCTAGGGAATCGGCTTCCCATCTTGCCCACGTATCAACGGAGCCTTCCACCGCCCAGGCAGGTGCCCGCATAAGAGGCGCTCGCCACTGCGCGTGTTTGACGATAGCGGCAGCGCAGCGGAAACTGATAGTTAGCGATAGTTCCTTCATGGAAAATTTCTCTTTGAGCTCCGCCATGCCATCTTCATGCGCACCTCGGAAGCCGTAGATAGCTTGGCAGTTATCACCTACCGCAATTAGCCGCCGAGTGCCCACGATCTTGCGTAGCATTGCGTGGTTCAGCGCGGATAGGTCTTGCGCTTCATCAACGAGGGTTAGCTTGAATAGCGGGAAAGACCCACCGAAGATGGTCGGCATGTATAGCTGATCGTCGAAGTCGCAGATGCCTTTGAGCGCCTGTTTTATGCTGCGGATAGTGACCTCGCGCACAACGTCTCGCTCCAACGCCGTTAGATTTTGCGGGAGGTGGTGGAAGAAATCGCTGTCATCCATGAGGGGCTTGGCGCGGTCTTCCCACTGGCCGGTCGGCATGTAGCCGCAGGCTTTGCCGAAGGACACGATGCGCATGAGTTCCCCCATCTGTTTGTATAGCGCATCTTTGTCGGCGCGGGATTGCTCTTCAATGACCTCGGCCATGAGGGTGAAACCCTTTTTGAAGTCAACAGTTAGGCGTGACTTGCCGAGGGCGTTGGCCCAGGTGCGGTAGCCGAGTGAGTTCAACGTCATTGATTTGCAGTTGGCGGGTAGGCGTTCGGCCATCTCAACGGCTATCTTTTTGTTGAAGGCGAGGCATAGTATTTCGCTATTCGGGCGCGCCTCGTGTAGTGCGTCGGCTATGAGAACGAGGGTGCTGGTTTTTGCTGCACCGGCCAGTGCTGTTACGAGGAGGTTGTCGGGAGTGTCGGTGGCGGCGGAGACGATTGCAGTCTGTTCGTCGGTGAGGGTGAAGGTCATGATAATGCTTTCAGTGCGAGGAAGAGGTTGTCAATTTCGGACTTTACGTAGCTAAGGGTGCGGTAGGTTCCTTGGGGCGACCAGTGTTTTTCGTGTCGATATTCTCCGGAGGGCGTTAGGTCGTTATAGTGGCTGCAGTCGAAACCGAAATACCAGCGGCCAGGATTGCCGTGTTGGTTTTTGCCGGAGAAAGTTATGCCTCCATGAGTGTTAGTAAGTACGTCGAGGGAAACTTTCCCGTCATCCGGCTTCATAGCCTCAAGAATTTGTGCTATAGGGTTTACTTTATCCACTTTAATTTTACTCCTATCTGGCACGGCAATCCGTTCGTCATACTCTTTGCCGAATAGTGGGTGGGTTGGAGCCACGCCGACATAACCGCACCAAGCTTTCATGCTGTTGCGCATTGCGAAGAGGTGATAGCCTTCGCGTTCTTCAAAGTAAAAATCTGGTTCATTCCAGAAGGTGTCGATGGTCATGGTGGTAACTCCTTAATCTACCCTTGATACCTGAAAGCTACCGTCCAGCTGAGTGATGGTCATCCAGGCGTGAGGGTAAAAGCGGATAATTTCCTCGTTGTGGAGGGTAGCGACAGCGATAGCCTGTAGCGGAGGCTCGCCGGAGTACATTAGCTCACCGACAGGGCCGACCTTCCAGCCATCCATCGGCCGCCAACCGCCTCCGTGTTGGTAGTTAGCGTCGAGTTGATCGGCG